TGATGTTATGGCGTCGTCTTGTCCGATAACTTTAGCAGATAAGATTTTTTCCATGTTCAATAATTTTTGCGTCTCTTTACTATCTAGTTTAGTAATCGGAACACCAGTTATCTGTGAAATAATTTCGTAAACGTCGTCTATTGAAATTGGGATTTTATTATCTTTTTGTTTATCTGCCCATGATAATTTTTCCTTATCAAGTTTATCCATTAATTTTTTTTCTTCGTCACGAAGTTTCGCAGCTTGCTCATAAATTTGTTGTTTTACAACTTGTAATTTTCTATCCTTAATTTCATCAATTTGTTTTTTTAATTTTTCAATTGATTCGGGGATTCTACTCGAAACTCTTTTTTCTGAACCTAACTCGTCTAAAACGTCAATTGCTTTATCTGGAAATTGTCTATCGGTTATGTATCGGTTTGATAATTTAACAATAGTATCAATTACACCATCCTCATAAATTACTTTATGGAATGATTCGTAAGAGTCTTTTAAGTTTTTTAAAATTTCTACCGTTTCAGTTGCGGTTGGTTCATCTAATATAATCTTTTGGAATCTCCTTACTAATGCAGCATCCTTTTCAATGCTTTTTTTGTATTCATCTAAAGTTGTCGCACCAATACATTGTATTTCTCCGCGCGCGAGAGCAGGTTTTAAAATATTTGCAGCATCCATTGAGCCGCTTGCATTACCTGCACCTACCATAGTATGTAGTTCATCTATAAAGACAATAACATTTGGCGCTTCTTGTAACTCAGTTAAAATTGCTTTTATACGTTCCTCAAATTGTCCGCGATATTTTGTACCCGCAACTAATGATGTTAAATCTAATGACATAATTCTTTTGTCTAAAAGATTTGTTGGACAATCACCTTTAAGAATCATTAATGCGAGTTTTTCGACAAGCGCAGATTTACCAACTCCGGCTTCGCCAACAATAACGGCATTGTTTTTCTTTTTACGAGAAAGAATTTGTGCAATTCTTTTTACTTCTTTATCTCTTCCAATAATTGGATCAATTTTACCTTCTTCAGCAAGTTTAACTAAATCTCTTGAGAAGTTATCTAAAATTGGTGTGTTTGAACCTTTCCTTGTTTTTTTAGGATTGGTAGTTGGACCATCATCAAAAAAATCTACCGGCATAATAATGTGTTTTAATTAAGACAAATGTAACATAAATTATTCTAAAAAAAAAATAAAGACAAATTGTCAAAAAAATATTTATTAATATGACAAAATGACTAAAATATTTGCTTGGCAAAAAATTTGCAACATCATAGTTAAAAATTATATATTATGATTACATTATTTAAAGATCCATTTTTTACAGGGTTTGATACGAAGGGATTTCTATCTACGCCTGAAACAAACATTAACAAAACCGAAACTGAGTACACAATTTCAATTAGTGTTCCTGGGTTAACCAAAGATGACATTAAAATTTTAACAAAAGAAGGTAAATTAAAGATTTCCTTTGAGAACCAAGATGAAAATTTAAATTATTTTGTTCCAAGTTTTGTAAAATCTTACGTTATTCCTGACGATGTTAAGGATAAGGACATTACTGGTAAGGTGGAGAATGGGGTTTTAACATTAACCCTACCAATCGATAAAAAGAAGAGTTTAGAAAGGTTTATTTCGTTAAATTAAAAAATATTTGCCCTAAAATTTTTTTTTATCATTTATATTTTGTAGATTTATACTATTAAAAATATACAATATGTCAGTAAAAAAAGAAAAAATCAACGGAAAAATGATTGAAGTATCAATCAAGTCAACAAGTTTAAGAGCTGCAAAGTATGACACTCTTAAAGAAAACTTAAGAGTATCTTTCGTGAATGGTAACATTTATGAGTACACAAGCGTACCTTCAACCATGTTTACCAAGTTTCGACTTGCTAAATCACAAGGTAAGTTCTTCAATCAAAACATTTCGAAAGCCTTTACTTATCGAAAAGTAAAAACAATCTAAGTTAAAATAAGCCCTCGAGAAATCGGGGGTTTCTTTTTTGATATTTATTGTATATAATTTAAAACATATGGCAATAGTATCAGAAAAAATTGATGGTAAAACGATTTTGGTTGAAATTAATTCGTCTAATTTGAAATCGATGTATTTCAATACAGAAACTGAAGATTTAACGGTTACTTTCAATAACGGCTCTATTTATGAGTATAATAAAGTTCCTTGGGCGAAGTTCACTAAGTTTAGACTCGCGGAATCGCACGGGAAATACTTTAACGAACATATCGCTAAAGTTCATAAATATAAAAAAGTCAAATGAGCCTTTTTGAGGAATTGATTGAAGATAAGGAAGGTGACAAAAAGATTATTAAATCTTTTAAACCTAAAGATACATTATCCCCTCAAATTTTTGAGGATGCGGAGGGCGGAATTACTATGCGTCCTGAAATAAGAAAAAAACTATTACAAATCTCCGATGAATTTATTGAAACCTTTGGGGTTGAATTTTTTATTCACGATATTGTATTAACAGGTTCAATTGCTAACTATAATTGGTCTAATTTTTCGGATATTGATTTACACATCATGATTGATTTTAAGGAATCGAAATATAATTCAGATTTAGTTAAGGAGTTTTTTGATGCGAAAAAGAATGTTTGGAACGAAAAGCACGAAATTGTAATTAAAGGTTACGATGTTGAATTGTACGTTCAAGATGTGGATGAACCTCACGTTTCATCGGGTGTTTATTCTATTTTACACGATAAATGGGAAATTGAACCAAAACAAGAAAAAGCAAATATTGACGATAATAAGATATTAGGGAAAGCGGAATATTATGCAAAAAAGATTGATTCTATAGTTAATAGCGGGGAAAATGAAAACATTTTACCATCAATTGAGAAGTTAAGGGCTAAAATTAAAGAGTTTAGACAATGTGGTTTAGAGACTGGAGGTGAGTATTCTTATGAAAATTTGGTATTTAAACTTTTAAGAAGAAACGGATACATTGAGAAACTTTTAAAACTAAAAACAAGTATAACGGATAAAAAATTGTCCATTACATAATAACTACACCTATTTTTTTCCATATATCTATGTATTTATAGGATAAGAATAAGTTTATTTAACAATTTAATAAAAATGGCAGAATACAAACCACTAGGTAGTGAAAAATTAAACGGGGATGACAAATTAAAAAGAATCCTTGAGTTAACATATTTCAACAGTAATAAGAAAAACGCATCTTCTTCTAAAGCAGAATTAGTTAAAGAATCCAAAACCGGTGGCGTTTTTGGTATCGTTAAAGAAAAGGACGGATACTATGTAAAAAGAGGTTTAAATGAATCTTCACTCGATTATATCGGCGGTATGTTCATGAAAAACAAAAATAGATTTACATCATATTCTGAAGCATTTAAAAGATTAGACTTAATAAAAGGACAAGAAGAATTACAAGAAGCTACAAAATATGTTTTAAAGCAAGCGGCACCTCCGCAAGCTGAGGCACCTGCACCATCTCCAGTTCCTGAAGCACCAGTTGCTGAACCATCTATGGATGCGGCACCCGATGTTTCTGAACCTGTAAATCCATCAGAACCAATTTCCAAATCAACAGATAACGATATGGGTATGGGAGATACATCATCAGATGATGCAAATATGGGTGGTGACACGGAAAATAGTGAAGATCCTGCTAAACGTTCTGATTACATGGGTGAAGTTCAAAAATATGCAGGTAAATTAGGACAAGAATTAAGAGATTTACATGATAGAATGGAAAGTGATGATATTAAGTATGTTCTTAATATGGTTATTTCTGCAGTGGATTTAGATAAACTTGATGATGAGGATATTGAAGAAATTGCTAAAAAATTCGAAAGAGACGAAGAGGGAGATGAAAGCGACTTTGATGGTGATATGCCATCTGAAGACGCTCCGAGCGAAGAACCTTCTGATGCGGAATTGGGTGAAGAAGCTATGAATGCTTTGGATGAATTTATTGAATCACCAGCACCTCATGATCAAATAGAAACAAGTTTGGATTCTTATATGGCAACCGAAGGTTCTAAGAAACCAGTGAGACCTGAAATTGGTGCACATGGTGAAGATCACTTAGAAGAAATTGATTTAGACGAAATTAAAAATAATATAAGCCAAGCGATTGGTGAAACTTTAAGTAAATATTTTAAACACTAAAATGCACTTAATATATGTCAATGAAATCGGTTCGGACTACAAAGGACAAAAGCAATACGAATTCGTATTTAGCGAGACTACTGAGATTGACATGGGTGAATGGTTTATTATTCCTGCATCGTCTAGCTCTCAATCTAAATCGCCTGACATCGAATATGTTGATGTAGTTGGTTTATTAAAAAATACAGATTTACAATTAGAACTTATACAAAACTCTGACTATTTTGGTGTTATTGATGCCGTGGATGGGGTTATTGCAATGGCTTGGGAAAAGTTTGACTTCAATAATACTGAAGATAGACTAACATTCAAGTTTGCAGAACCGATAGAGAATGTAACAAAGAAACTAAAGTCAAGGGGGTTTGTTTTACTAAACGAAGAAATTAAATTTAAAAATATATGAGAAGGGATATAATTGTTGAAAAACTTATTGCAGAGGGTTTATCGGAAAAAACATTGGTTAAACTAAATGATAAACAACTTAATGAATTAGCTGAAAGAATGTTGGGTGAAGCTATAACAACAACTATGGATGCCATACAAAAAAGTCCTTCTTTACAAGCGGCAGCAAAGGATAAAAATCAAACTTTAAATGTTGTTGGTGAAGACGATGTAACTGAAGATTTAAAAGGAAAACAAAAGAATATCGATAAGAATCACAACGGCAAAATAGATGCTGAAGATTTTAAAATATTAAAAGGTAAGAAGAAAGAAAAGAAAGGTGATGACGTTAAAAAAACGGCACCTAAAAAGAAAGTAGCAACTGCAGCAATGTGGAAAAGCGTTCAGAAAGAAGGGATTAGTACTAAAGTATGGGTTGAAAACATTACTGAAAATGAGCTATACCATAATTTTACATCTAAAAATGAAATTATTGAACTTATTCAAAACAAATTGAATGAATCAAAAAAAGTGAAAAAAGATAGTTTTATGGATACCAAAGACATTAAAAACGTAATAACAAACCATCTTAGAAAAAAGAAGTAATAGGATTAGTTTTTATTGATTTTTTTTGTTATTATTTATTTAAATAAATTAAAACATGGCAGCAAATCCAACAACAAAACCAAAGACACCACCAACCGTAAAGCCGGGCACTAAGCCAAAAACACCTAATACTCCATATAAACCAGGAGAAGGTCCAAAACACAATCCAAAGGCTTAAAATTTTATCCACATAATTAGTTTTTATTAAAAATTTTAGTTATTTTTTATCTACACCAAAGATAATAAAATGGCTATTAATTTTACAACAAACGACAGGTTTGATAAGGGAGTTCAAGAAAAACTACAACTTGAGGAAACGCCCTTAAAAATCATTCCATTTCCCAAAACAGGAGAAGAACCAAATCAAAATTTCCAAGAACTATTAGCTTCCGAAAGGTACACCCAAGTAATAGAAAAGATTAGAAGATATACTAATCTTGATACTACTATTGTTGGTAAACAAGGGTTGAATCAATACATGGGGGAAATGATGGATTCGGTATATAAAATAATTGAATTAGAAAATCCACATAGGGAACAATTGGAAGAATTAGGAATAAATCTTGTTAAAAAAGAAATGGGTATTCCTGAAGGTGTAATTCAATTTGACGCTAAAATAATTGGGTTTGGTGGTGTTGAAACTAACGATTTCAACATGGAAAAACCAGAAGACCCTCAAAGTCCAGTTAACATTGAGCAAGAGGAAATTAGTGATGAGTCCGAAATATTCAAATTAGAATGTGCTAAAAGAAGATGTATAAATGCAATTATACAAGGCGCTTCAAAAAGAGGACATTACATGTATCATTATGTCGAACAAGAGTTAACTGACATAGTGGGTAACGATAATTTAACCGCCATGTATGGAAAGATGATGTCAGTTAACGATGCTCTATATTGGCATTTACCTGATAACTCATTGGAGATGATGGCTATGGAAGGTTCTATTGCGGGTAAAGAGGAAGTTGATAGAACAACTGAGCCACCGACTATTAAAGTAAGAGCTATTAATTTTCCCGCATTAATACACGAATTGATTAAGGGTATATTAGAATTATTTTCACATCAAGGAGAACCAGAAGATAAAGAATTATTTATCAAGGTTATGCAACAAGAAGATTTACTCCATAAAGAAATGTGGGATTTAAGATTAGGACCTTCAATGTGGGATAGAATTAGGAGCCAATTTCCTGAAGAGATATTAGTTGACGAAACAATGGTTGAGCATCAAAATTATTTAATAACTGAAATTTTTAAATTACCCGCTAAGACTTTCTTAATTTTTATTAAAGAAGTTCTTACAGGTTCAGAAAAGGGTAAAAAATATATGAGTAAACTAATGAAAAATGTTTATGAAAACATAAACCAAAATGAGTTTTTACTTGATGATTCAAGTGATGATGACGATGACGATGGTGGGGAATTAGTTAGATAAAATAAGAAAGGAGTTAAATACTCCTTTTTTTTGTATTTATATATATGAATCCAAAGATTGAGCAGTTAAAAGAATATGCAAAAATTATTAAAGATGCACCTTATGCTTTAAAAACATATTTGCAAACTTATGATAATACGCAAAAAAAATATGTTCCATTACAATTATTTCCTGATCAGATACAATTGATAGAGGACTATGAAAAGTATAATGAGAATATCACAAGAAAATATAGACAGGCGGGAGTTACAACAGTAACGGCAGCATGGATTTCAAAAAAATTGCAAACTGCTAAACCTGACGAACCGGAAAGAGTTCTTCTTATTGCAAACAAACGAGATACTGCGGTGGAGATGGCTAATAAAGTTAGACACTTTTTAGAACAATGGCCTGATTGGTTAAATGTTGGTTTCTCACCCGATAAAAACTCCGAAAGTAGATTTAGATTAAATAATGGTTGTGAAGTTAAAGCCGTAGCAACCTCTGCGGATGCGTTACGTGGTTATACACCTACGATACTTGTATTTGATGAGGCGGCTTATATTGAGGCGGGAGAAGACTTTTGGGCTGCGTCTATGGCGTCCCTATCAACGGGCGGTAAGATTATACTTATCTCAACACCAAATGGCTACGATCCAATTTACTATGGCGTTTATGATCAAGCGGTTCGTGGGATAAATGATTTTCATATTACAGATTTAAGATGGTTTAAAGATCCTCGCTATGCTAAAGATTTAAAATGGATTAAATGTAAAGATATTGTTCACTATATGTTAAATCGTGAACAATACAATGACGATGAAGTTATTGCGTATGATGTACCTGATGATAAATTTCAAGAGTATACAGAAAACGGTTATAAACCATATTCAGCGTGGTTTGAGTCGATGTCTAAAAAATTCAAATACGATAGGCGTAAAATTGCTCAGGAATTGGAATGTGATTTTTTAGGTTCGGGAGATGGTGTAATTCCAAATGCAATTCAAGAAGATATTGCAAAAAATATGATACGTCAACCTATTGAAAAATATATGCAGGGTACCTTTTGGCAATGGAAAGAGCCAATACAAGGACATCGCTATATTATGGGTGTAGATGTAAGTAGAGGTGATAGTGAAGACTATTCCTCAATTAATATTGTGGATTTTGATGACAGAGAACAAGTAATTGAATACATTGGTAAAATACCACCTGATGACTTAGCGGCGGTTGCTTATAAATGGGGAGTATTATATGATTGTTTCATTGTTGTCGATATTACAGGTGGAATGGGTGTTGCAACCTCAAGAAAATTACAAGAGTTGAATTATAAAAATTTATACATTGACGGTGTTAATACTCAAAACATATGGGAGTATAACAGAAAAGCAATGGAAAAAATTCCTGGTTTGAATTTTAATAATAAAAGAACTCAAATTGTAGCTGCCTTTGAAGAGCAATTGAGAAAAGGTTTTATTGTTAGATCAAGTAGGTTACTAAATGAACTTAACACTTTTGTTTATTTAAATGGTAGACCCGATCACATGAAAGGAGCACATGATGATGCTATTATGAGTATGTCTATGGCACTATATGCGGGTGATATTTGTTTTAACCAATTACAAAGGAACGATAGTAAAAATAAAGCTATGATTGAATCGTGGGCTTTATCCGAGAGAACGTATGAACCAGAAAAAGCATTATATTCATATGGTGCGTCCTTTGATCAAATAGGCTCTATGGGTGTAGATAATAATTTAATATATCATAAAGACAACCCAAATAATTTACCTAAAGATGCGTATAGACAATATAATTGGTTATTTGGGAGGAGTAAATAACCTTTGAAATGTTAAAAAATTAGTTTATATTATAAAGAAAAGTATTTATATACATGGCACAAAATCCTAGCAATCCTACTGTTTTTCAGAAGCTAACAAAAATGTTTGGCTTCCCTGGGCAAGTAAAACAGACTAATACACCGTCTTTTAATTTTAGTAAAGACGAATTATTAAGAACCGACAGTAGAGAAGAATATGAAAAGGCAATGTTACAGGCTCAACAGAGTCAGTTTATTTCCGACAAGTGGGCTAAATTAGATCAGTCACTTTATAATCAATCAGTATACTACGAACCTACAAGGTTAGCAGCATATTATGATTATGAGTCAATGGAATTTACACCAGAGATATCAGCAGCATTAGACATATACGCTGAAGAGTCAACTACTATGTCTGAAAAAGGTGAGATTTTAACAATCTACTCTGAATCGGATAGGATTGTAAAAATATTAACCGAATTATTTCATCAAAAATTAGATATCAACACCAATCTACAAATGTGGGCTCGTGGGTTATGTAAGTATGGTGATGATTTTGTTTATTTAAAGTTAGATCCTGAAAAGGGAATTATTGGTTGTCAACAATTACCTAATATTGAAATAGAAAGAATTGAAGGTGCGTCGAGTAAAACAAGCAATCAAAGAGATAATATTAAAATACCAACACGTGAATTAAGATTTCAATGGAAGAATAAAGATTTAGAATTCCAAGCGTGGGAAGTTGCACACTTTAGATTATTGGGTGACGATAGAAAGTTACCATATGGTACTTCTATGTTGGATAAGATTAGAAGAATTTGGAAACAACTTTTACTTGCTGAAGATGCTATGTTAATTTATAGAACATCAAGAGCACCTGAAAGACGTGTATTCAAGATATTCGTCGGTAATATGGATGATAAAGACATTGAACCATATGTACAAAAAGTTGCAAACAAATTTAAAAGACAACCAATATCTGATCCATCTAATGGACAGGTAGATATGCGTTATAATCAAATGGCTGTTGATCAGGATTATTTTGTTCCTGTTCGTGATCCATCACAAACAATGCCAATTGAAACTTTACCGGGCGCACAAAATTTAGGTGAGATTGCTGATATTGAATATATTCAAAAGAAAATGTTAGCAGCACTTCGTATTCCTAAAGCATTTTTAGGATTTGAAGAGGTTGTTGGTGACGGAAAGAATCTTGCATTAATGGATATTCGTTTTGCTAGAACAATTAATAAAATACAAAAGTCGTTAATACAAGAGTTAAATAAAGTTGCTTTAATTCATTTATACCTTTTAGGTATGGAAGACGAATTAAATAATTTTAGTTTATCGTTAACTAACCCATCTTCGCAATCTGACTTATTAAAGATTGAAATGTGGAAAGAAAAAATCACATTGTATAAAGACGCCACTTCAGATCAATCACAAATTGGTATTCTACCTGTGTCACATACATGGGCTAAGAAAAACATTCTTGGATTTAGTGATAGTGAGGTATTGTTAGATTTACAACAACAACGTTTAGAGAGAGGTATTGGTGCTGAGTTAACAGCTACAGCAAGTATCATTAAACGTTCAGGTGTGTTCGATGAAGTGGATTCTAAATATGGTATACCTGAGGAAGAAAGAGAAAAATTAGAGGCTTCAGGGGCACTCGCAGCGGGCGGTGACGCAGGTGGAGGTGGAGGAGCTATGGATACAATGAGTGCGGCTCCTGCACCGGCAGCGGGTGGTGAAACAGGTGGTGGTGAAGCACCATTAAGTGAATCAAAAAAGAAAAAAAGAAACTTATCAGAAATACTTGATGAAGATCCAATAGATTTTGGAAACGTAGTTGATATGAAACGTGCACAAGATAGTATTTATGAAATGGAAGTAAAATTAAAAGATATTTTAAACGATTAAGAAAATGAAAAAATTTGGAGTAATAAAAAGTAAATTATTAAATAAATTAACTGAATCTTATGCTAATGAAAATAAAGCTGAGATTAAAAATGTTTTAACAACAATTAAAGAAAACAAAAACTTTAAAGAAATGTATTTGTTTTATGAAGAAATTGAAAACAAATATATCGATGACAAAGAAACGGCTCAATTGTATGTTGAGGGAGTTGCGGGTATTTTAAAACAACAAATGGATGAAATATCTAACTTTTGTACATCATTAGATAAATTAATAAATGTAGAAGCTATTAGTGAAAATGAAATTTATAATTCATTAGATATTTTAATTGAAAACGATAGCCTATCAAACATAGAAAAAAAGGTAAAGGCAAAGAAAAAATTAGTAGAACATTTAACAACTAAAAAAGAAATTACAGAATCAAAAGACGCTACATTAGTACCTAATGAAACTTTATTAAATGCTGTTTTAGCAAACAATTTTAACGTATTATACTCTAACACATTATCTGAATCTGAAAAAGATGAATTAAAAAATATTCTTTCATTACCTTATGATGAATTAATTGGTAAAACAACAGAATTAAAAGAATCTATTACAACACAAGTTACAAGTTTAATTAACGAATCTAAAGATTCGGATTTACTAACTAAATTAAATAAAGTCAAAGAAGAAGTTACGGGAATGTTCCCAACAAGGTATAACTATTACAGATTAATTGAATTAAAAAATGGACTTAACTAAGTCCATTTCTTTTTTGTTGTACATATACAGCTTTTAATTTCTGTGCACGTTTTTTTACTGAGGGTTTAACAAATTCTTGTCTTGCTCTTAATTTTTGAATTTGCTTTGTTTTTTGAATTTTACTTTTATAAGTTCTTAAAGCACTTTCAATAGTTTTTTCTTTCGATAAATCAATTATAATCATATATAAATAAATATATTACAAATATAACAAAATATTTTTGGAAATCTAGATTTTTTTCTTTATTTTTTATAAAGCACCATAAAATAAAAATAATATGAAAAATTAATGAAAATTGGTAAGTATATTCCGTTAGGAACATACAATGAAGTAAAAATGGGTTATGGTACCGTAGATTTTAAAAATTTAAAAACCATTTATTTAAAAATAAACACTTGGGTACAACCCGAAAACGAAACTGAAGATTTTAATTCGACAATACATAAGTCGAGAAGAAGGATTAAAGAAATCATCTACAATTTAAAAAATCCATATTTTAAGCAACAATCTATTGTTGATTTAGATATAAGAACGAAAGGTATTAAACTTGAAAAACGTTCTTTTATGAATTTGGAGGTTACATTATATGTTGAAAAACAATTTGATGTAAAATCAAAAGAATTAAAAACGTTTATAAAAGACTTGGGTGAAAATATTGTAGATGTTGGCTTATCTGACAAAATGTTATTCAATTTTTACAAAACGAAGAAATAACTAATATATTGATGTATTTATAGTAATAAAAACTATAAATGAAGGTATTAGGACCAAAAGAAACTGGACGTGGAATTTTAATCGAATACGACGCAGGACACGTATCTCCAGACGACAATAAGCAAATTATAGCAGAAATGAAGGATATGGACTTTTCTAAAGACCTTATCCTTTTTGCTGTTTTACAAAAATACGATACACCGAACAAAAACGGCAGAACCTATCCGGAAGCAATACTTAAAAGAGAAAACGAAAAGTATCAAAGTGTAATCAGAAAAGGCGGCGCCCTTAACGAATTAAATCATCCATCATCTTCCTTAATAGACTTAGACAGAGTTTCCCATTCAATTTTAGAAACATGGTGGGATGGAAGAATGTTAATGGGCAAAATTAAATTATTTACATCTCCAGGTTGGAAGAAAATGGGTATTGTATCGACGAAAGGTGATCAAGCGGCAATGTTAATTATGAACGGAGCTACACTTGGCATCTCTTCTCGCGGCGTTGGTTCATTAAAACAGATTAAGGGTGAAAACGTTGTGCAAGAAGACTTTGAGTTAGTGTGCTTTGATTTAGTTTCTTCCCCATCTACGCCGGGTGCATACATCTTCAGCGATCCATCTGAAAGAGATAACTATCAAGAATCAGTAGAGGTAGAAAAACCAATGATTGATAACAGAATGAAAAAACTAATGGGTAAATTAGATACTTTTTTATCCAAATAATTAATAAAATACCGATTATAATATCTAAATGGTGAATTTTTCCATTTTTGATACTATTTATTAGGTAATAAAAACAAAACTTTCCAAATGAGCGAAAAATCAATTTTAGAACAAGCGTTACTTCAAGTACAAACTCTTGAAGAAGCAGTTAAGCACAATGCAAAAGGTATACTTGCTTCAACTATGAAACAAGAACTAAGCGACTTGCTTAAAGAATCTATGGAAGAAGAGGAGACACCTTTACCAATGGATGAGGTGGATTCTAATGAAAAGGAAAAAGACGATACTTCAGAACAAGATGAAACAGACGACGAAGACGACGCTGTAGCTTCTGATGACGAAGATGTAGACAACCTTGATAACGACGACGAAACAGAAAAAGGAATCGATTCTTTAGATTCTGAAATGGGGGATGACGAATTCGATGATTCATCTATGGATGATGATATGAGTACTGAAGAACCTAGTTTAGAAGATGGAATGGGTGACGATGACGTTATGGATATGACAGGTGCTTCAGACGATGAAGTTCTTAAAGTATTCAAAGCTATGAAACCAGAAGATGGTATTGTAGTTAAAAAAGACGGAAATGATATCGAATTCGGCGACGGAGAAGATGAATATATCATTAAACTTGATGACGAAGAGTCTGAGATTGAAGAAGGTTCTTACATGGAAGAAGAAACTCCTATGGAAGAAGAAGGTTCTTACATGGAAGAAGAAACTCCTATGGAAGAAGAAGATTCAATGGACGAAGAAACCATTTTTGAAATCGATTTAAATGATGAGGATATTAATGAAGCTGCACTTAAGGGTTTAGGTAAGCCTAAGAAAGTAGAACCAAAAGAGGAAGCTCTTCCTGGTTTGAAAAATCCTAAGAAAGTAGAACCAAAAGAGGAAGCTCTTCCTGGTTTGAAAAATCCTAAGAAAGTAGAACCAAAAGAGGAAGCTCTTCCTGGTTTGAAAAATCCTAAGAAAGTAGAAGTGGGCGAAGAAGAGGAAGAAGTAGCTGAGGCTGCAAGAACTAAATCTAACGTACACGGAGATAAAGGTGGACAAGACAGAGCAGGTTTAAAATCTAAAAAGATGTATAAAGCAGGTTCTGGGTCTATCAACGAAGAAGTTGAAACTTTGAAGAAACAAAATGCTGAATATAAAAAGGCGTTAGTGTTATTTAAAGATAAACTAAATGAAGTTGCTGTGTTTAATGCAAACTTAGCTTATGCTACACGTTTGTTTACTGAACATTCAACAACAAAACAAGAGAAATTGAGCATATTAAAGAGATTTGATACAGTTTCTTCATTAAATGAGTCTAAAGGCTTATATAATTCAATTGCATCTGAATTAGGTAATAAAACAACAGTAACCGAATCAGTAGCAACAAAAATCTCTAACACTCCATCAACTTCATCGACTGAGGTTTTATCTGAAGCTAAGGCTTACGAGAATCCTCAATTTAAAAGAATGAAAGATTTGATGAGTAAAATAAAATAATAAATTAAAAAACAAAATACTAAAACATGGGAGCATTATTAGAAAGCGGTATGGTTGGTAACATCGGGTTAAAACACCTTAGAGTTATCAAAGAAGATACCATCAAAAAATGGGACGAACTAGGATTCTTAGAAGGTCTAGACGGTCACCAAAAAGATAACATCGCGCAATTGTACGAAAACCAAGCGTCACACTTAATCAACGAAGCAGCTGTAGCTGATTCTTCTGGTTCATTTGAGACTGTAGTTTTCCCAATTATCCGTCGTGTATTCTCTAAATTATTAGCTAACGACATCGTGTCTGTACAAGCTATGAACTTACCAATTGGTAAATTATTCTTCTTCATTCCTAAAATTCAGGAAAGAAATGCAGGTGCTCACTACCATCCTTATGGTTTCCCTGACACTGCAACAGATCCTACAACTGGATATACTGGTAATAACCTTTATGACAGATTTTATGAGAATGACAATGGAGATGGAAATAGCCCTGATACAGGACTTTTCGATTACTCTAAAGGACAATATTCATCTGTAACTTTAAATCCAGTTAACATCGTTACATTCAGCAATGGTGCAACTTCAAATGTGGCATTATCTGCAATCACAGGTGCATCAAGTAACGCTAGTTTAATTTTAAAAATTACAGGTTTCACTAAAGATGGTGAAGGTAAATTAATCGGACCAAATGGTAACGCAATGGATACAGAAGAATTTTTAGCTTCTGCTGTTGTTACTCACACTGGTGTTTCTCGTAACTTTAATATCGTTACTCAAAAGTACGGTAAAGGTATCGTTGAATACGGTTCTAAACAAACAACAAATAACTACCCTTCAGGTAGATATTACCAAGATACTGTGGATCAAGAAGGTACAATGTATATCCAAGTTGATATGCAAAACTACTCTGCAACTGCAGGATTTAGTAATGTTGTATTAGCTAACACTACTGCTTTAGATGACTTCGCTTTAACTTATCGTGTTTATGACACTTTAGAATTTGAAGACCAAATCGGTGAAGTATCTTTTGATTTACAATCAGTAACAGTTTCTGTAACTGAAAGAAAATTAAGAGCTACATGGTCTCCTGAATTGGCTCAAGACGTTAGTGCATTCCACAATATCGATGCTGAAGCTGAATTAACAGCTTTATTATCTGAGCAAATCGCTGCAGAAGTTGATCGCGAAATCTTACGTGATTTACGTAAAGGTGCGGCTTGGACTGCTAAATGGGATTACAACGAATGGAAATATGGTGGAAACGGTGGTGCAACTTTACAAGGTTACACACAAAAAGATTGGAACCAAACATTGGTTACAAAAGTTAACCAAATTTCTGCTCAAATTCATAAAACCACATTACGTGGAGGTGCAAACTGGTTAGTTGTTTCTTCAGAAGTTTCAGCTGTATTTGATGACTTGGAGTATTTCCACGTTTCAAACGCACAACCAGATCAAGATCAGTACAACATGGGTATTGAGAAAATCGGTACATTAGGTGGAAGATACCAAGTATATCGTGATCCTTACTTCCCTGCTAACAAAATCTTGATTGGACATAAAGGTAAATCATTATTGGATGCTGGTTATATCTACGCACCATATGTACCTTTACAGTTAACTCCAACAATGTACAATCCTTTTACAATGACTCCTATCAAAGGTATCATGACTCGTTACGCAAAGAAAATGGTGAACAACCGTTACTTCGGTGTAATTACATGTAAAGGTATTACTACATTCAATTTGGATACTTTAAGATAATCTTAGGATTCATCATAAAAAAACCCTCGAGCAATCGGGGGTTTTTTGTTTTATTTATTTGCTAAATTTTTAAGCAAAGTATGTCTTCTCATATTAACTTTAAAAAATTCAGTAAAACTTATTAAAATACCTTTACTTGTATTGTCATCACCACCTAACCTAGTATGGGTTGGTTTTAAAAATTCAACAATTTCTTTTAATTCTTTAGTGTACAAGAATAATCCACCGGGAGATTCTGATATCGTATAAAACCAAACGTCGGCTTCGGTTGTTGAAATACCGCTAGGTTTACCCCTACTCTCATATTCAATAAAGAAGTTACCCGTCGCATTTGCAAGTTTATCTTCTTTAGCCTCAATTGATTCAATAGGTATGTTAAATATTTTTTCGGCTATTCTTTTTTCATTTTCTTGCCCAAATTTCAAATCGGATCTAAAATCGTTACAATATTCCATAAACAAAATTTTTATAAAAATAATAAAAATATTTGGAAATTCAAAAAAAATTGTATTTTTGTGTTATGGAGTACGAAAATCTAAGATTAGACGTTTTACAGAAACTTATAGATGAGCGGAATATTTCTTGTAAAAACAAGAAAGATGAGATGATTAAGTACCTTAAAATGGATGATGAAGATAAATATATCAGGGAAACAGTCTATGAAAAGCATGGGAGCCAATTCTTAGTGGGTATAGATATCAAAAACAAGCCTCATTTATCACAGATGAGTAAGTTAGTGGAAAAGAAACAAGCCTTCTATAAAGGGCTGTATGCGTCAGATAGGATATATTATATTTCTAGTCAGAAATTAATTTAATCGGGTATCTTAGTGTCTTTAATAAATTTTTTATATGTGTCTTTGTAAGACTTTTGACTTTCGTCATTAACATCTTTAGTGTATTGCCAATTCCAATATAAATCATCGTTTACTTTGAATCCATAAAATGAATGGACTTGTTTTTGTAAATCAACAACATTACTTCCGTTCCAGTTATGCCCCGTACAAATATAACCAGATTCAATATCTTTTACTATGTTAGACTCATTATGTACTGTATGTCTATTTTCAACCCAATTAAGTCTTTCAATTAGATTTTGGTAATACATATTTGCTTGTCCCCACCTTATCGAACTAAAAAATATAACAACATCTGATTCAAATAGTTCTTTGGATATTTTCCAAAGTTCATCTGATTTGTTATTGATACTCGCCCAACATCTGTGATGACCTGAAGGGTTTTTATCTTTGTCTTTTAGTTTGGCTTTTAATACTCCGCATGAATCTCCGTCTTTTCTTGATACGTTACCTTCACAAGCAAATATCTTAAGTTCAGGCACATCTATTAATGTTGACTTATCACCTAATTCTTCATTAAGATACATCGCAATCATTTTAGATTTTGGTATATCAATATTATCTTTGTCCCAATTATGTCTATTAGAACAACTTAATAGTAAAACTTTTTTCTTATTTTTAAGAACATCTAATGTCTTTTTTAAAGATTTCCAAGCATCAGATTGTACCATCTCCTCAGAAATCATCATTTGTTTAATCCTTTGTATGTTCTCTTCTAAATTCATTTAAAAAATTTACCAAGTTCTACAAGCCCAATATCTCGGTTTCCAACGCGGACCTGGATTACTACAATTGTGTCTTGCTCTAAAAGACTTACGTCTTTCTGGATTATTTTTCTTAATAACCATTCTTTTACCTTTGGCAGATTTACCACCAAAACCAAAGTTTACTTTTACAACCTTACCTTTATCGTTTTTCACATAAACTTTAAATTTCTTAATGTCTCCTTGCATGATTTTACCTAACTGAACTTTACGTCCTTGGTATTCCGCTTCGTTTAACATATTATTAGATTCAAAATTTGTGTTTTGTACAGAACCATTTTCATCTTCGTAAATTAATACTGGTGTTTGTTCATTGTACTCAAAAAGTCTTTCGAATTGAGTTTCACTTATTTGTATAATAGTTCTTTTTTCCATATTTTCACCATAATGCGTCATCGTTGGTTTATTTCCTTTACCCGCTTTAGGATTTTCTTTTTCTGCTCTTCTTTTTTGATTAGTCATCGCCTTCTTTTCTTTTTTATCGTACGAAGAAGCCACTTTTGGAGTGTCCTTTGAAACTTTTTTAGATGGGCGACATTTGGGGTATGATTTACCATCAGCATCTTTTCTACCGCATGGTGGATGTTTACCATTAACTTTTTTACTTACGTCAACCCATTTTTCTTTAAACCATCGTCTTAAATCTTCTTTTAAAACTTCACCCGATTTAAGACATTCGTTTATGTAATCTTTGTCTTCTTTTGATACAATTATGTTCATATTATTTACATTTTTTCCAACCTCCACCTTTAGATTTATAGTTCTTTGCTGCCCAACCGTTTGCGTAAGCTGATGGATAAACATCAAATTTAGCTTTTGCTGCCGATTTTGACGCCGCCCATTTACCTGGATCTGTAGGGCAATTTTTACTTTCGTCTATTTCCATAGCTTCGTACATTTCCCTTTCTGATTCATTTTTAGGTTCAATACCTTTTTTCTTCATATCGATAGCAATTGCGGCTTGTTGAGCTGGATTTGCGGCTTCTTTAACTGGAACGCAGTTGGGTACTCTTTTACCATTTTTCATTTTGCCACCAACGGATTTGTATCCATCCCAACAATCTTCATTTATTAGATTTTTTTGAACGATAGTGGAAACTACCTTTTTTAATTGTGATTCTGTTAGTTTTATAATTTGAGCCATAATATATAAATATTTTTATTTTTCCGAAATTATTTCAAAATTTATTGATTCTTTATAGAATATCTCCTCTGTGTGAGTTTTTCCTTTTATTTCCATAAAGTACTGTCTTGGTATTAAGTATGAGGTATCAAAATGAAATGAATTCTCATTTGTCTTGTCTACTTTTGTCCAATCATGAACAACAACTTGCGTTTTACCCTCTTCAATATAAATCCTATAAAATACATCATCAAAAAGAATTGTTTTTGGAGTATCAATAGATCTAAAAGATATTACTATTTTTCTAATTTCACCTCTTTTTATTTTTTCAAGTTGTTTTACGCCAAAATATTGTATAGAATATCTTTGTAGTTCTGTTGGGTTTTCACCAATTGTAAATTCAGATGTATATGGTTTTGGTATAAATTTTTGTGTAACATTTGTAATTTGAATGCCGTCTAAACTTAATGACTTCCACCTGTCATTAAAAAATCTTTTACCATCACAAACAATACCAGTTAAGCCAAATGTTACTTTATAAATCCCCTTTTTAACCAATGTCGTTGTTAAATTATCTAAACCCGGTATAACGTTGCCGTTTGAGTCGGTAATGTCGACGATTGGGGTGCTATCTAAATTATAATAATTTGTTCCTTTTGTAACATATAGGTAAAGATTTTGATTAATTTTTTCAGTGAAACTTTGTCTGTCGTCACTTATAACATCTTCAAAATATGATTCGACGTATGGTTCAAAAAATGTTTGTGTATATTTGGTAAAAAAAGCAACGGTTTGATCAGCATCAGGTTTTAAGTCTTGGTATAAAACTGAAAAAGCTAACCCTAAACCTTGATTTGTTGCGCCGTTTACTACAATATCGTTAACGTAATCTGTTATATCAAAATTAACGTCTTCGTTACCATTGTCCATATGAATTTCAGAACCACTATAACCTGAAATTATAGTTGGTGTTGTATCGTAAATACCGGAACTCGCCCATTCATTTAAGGTTGTCCTATTATACCAATTACACGCTCTTTCGTCATATGTCAGATTACCACTTGTAAAATCATATTCGGATTTAGTGTAATCAAAACCCAATCCTTCATCCCAAAATTCGTTTACTTTGAAAACTATCAAATCAAATGAATTAGCTCTAAAGCCACCTGTTGGTTTGTCTCCACCCTTAAAACTCTCATCCCCAAAAATGGTATTTGTTAAATGTAAAGTATGTCTAGTGTTAGAATCAACAACTAAATCGCCATTAGCAACCTTTGTTTTTAATGTAGACAAATCTACTTTAAATATAAATTTAGAGAAGGTTGAACCATAAACTAGCTCTGTGGTGGGATTTTTAGCCGTATTTGTTGAAGAATCCTTAAGTAAGGTATTGTTTTTTTCAAAATATGAACGGAAATATGACATCTTTTTATTAATAAATATCTATTAGTTCATTCTAATTGACTTATTTAACATGTCGTTTTCTAAATTCGATATTTTAGTCATTAATTCAATATAATTTGGATCGGATTGAATTAATGGACTTTCCATTAGATGTATATGACTGGCAAATAAATTAGCCATGGTATATAGGACATCTAGTAAAATTTCACCCCTAACTAAAGCGTAACTATTTGGATCAATATCTTCTAAATAGTTTTCTTGAGTAATGTCGTAGCTTTTAAATTTTTCAAATTTTATTGGCTTTTTATCGGAATATTTTGGTGCGGGCTCTTCTGTTGAGAGTAGGTATAATTTATCACTTTTAATTGCTCCAAATGATTGTTCTACCCCACCTTCATTTTTTAAATATTTTTGAACTTTTTTTGTTGTTTTAGGTTTATTTTCTACCGCAGATGCTGAAAATATTAACCCATTTTGTTTAATACCCGAATAAGGTGTTACGCCATCAAAAACTCTTTGTCGTAGTGTTATTTCTTCGTCAGAAAGTGTTCTACTAATACATTCCTTTGTGGGTCTAAAGTAAAAGGGGTGTAAATCTGACTCTAAGTTTGTAACGCTATAAAGTTGGTTAGTGTATTTGTCGTTTAATGATTTTAAACTTAATTCCTTATGTGCTAATTGAATAAATTCCCTAATAGTTCCTGAAATTTTATTAAATGGTATATTGCTTAGTGAAAACGTTGGGCTCTTATCGTTATAGTTATTAATTAATTTTGTCTTCTTATCTAAAATGTCGACATTTTCTAAATTAGTGTTATCTGTTTTATATAAATTTTCGCCATACGTTTTTTTACTTTCACCGTCCAAATTTTTTATAATATAAACGTAAAAATCAATTGTTGTTGTGTCACCTGTACTAAAATTTTGTATTGAATATTCAATAAATGAAGTTAATGGTTTAGACTCGACTTTATTTACATCTACTTCTTCGGTTACAGGTGTTAATTTTTTATCAAACTTTTTAAGATGTATTGTGGCACTTTTATCTGCTAAAATAGGTTGCGTTGTTAATCTTAATTTATCTCTTTGTGACGCGCCCTTTTTAGATATTAATTTACCCCCTCGCATAATTAAACCATTCTCAGTAAAAATAACATCAGAACCATACTTACCATAAATTCCATAATCGGTGTGCTTTGCAAATGCCCCATCATTTTCTTTTAATTCGTCTTTATCTGATTTAGCAATATCCGGACTATGTTTGGCGGCAATACCGTATGTTGTATTTTCAACCTGAGCAGAGTGTGTTTGAGAATTATAATCGTGCATCGTTGTAAACGGACCTGAGATATATTCTACGTTTTCATATTCCTTATCTGTATTATATTCTAAAATTTTTACAGTCTGCCCAATCTCTGGAATAAAGTTAATATTAGATGGTAAAAATGGATTGGCGGTAAATAAATCTTTGTCGTCCCAAGCATTGTAATCTACCGCTTTTTCTACTTCACCAGTATATGAACTATACCTAACGCAACGAATTCTACCCATATGTTTTGGATCTAAATTATCGATGCATATACCAATATCAATTAATTTCATTTTATTTTATTATTCTTTTTTGTATTTCAGAATTAACATCATTGTATAATTTTTCAACACTTTCTAAATGTCTTGTTAAATCGATTATTAATTTTTTTGTTTTTTCAAACTCATTTATTAATTCTTCAGATGCTTTTGTTAAATCTTTATTTGATTTATTTTTTACATCGGTAACTATCTCAATTATTTTATTTTTTTCCATTTAATGTGATATTCCAAATGATGGACCTGCTAATGGGTTTATTCCATATACTGAAACTTTTCCATTTGAATCTTGTTCTTTAGCTTGTCCTTTTATTATTTCCTTAACCATGGATCCAATTTGACTAGGAACTCCAAATTTGTCGCCGATATCAATACCCTTACCTTTAATCCCTTCCATGGCATTCATATATGCTCTATCAGCACTAAATCCATCTCTGCCTGCTGCAGCTAATAATAATGGAGATGGTATAGGAATACTTGCTCCACCCATTAATGCTAATTGAATTGCTTTGTTTATACTATTATATAGTGCATTACAATTATCTAAGTCACCTAAATTTTGTAAAATATTTTTCAATAACGCAATTAGTGATGTTACAATTGCAACATATTTTTTATATTTGTTAAGTATGATTATAGATGCAATTACTTTTAAAAAATCAGCTAAATCTTTTTTAATTCTTTTCCACGCCTCGGATAAAAATTTCCACATAAGTCTTTCTAAAATCATTTTAAATAATTTATTTAACTTACTCATTAAAACCTTAACGTTAGTTACTGCTGCTCCACCTGCTGAAACCAATTGTTTATAAACCAAAACAATAGGTAAAAAGTATTTTGGTGCCAAAACACAACCCATTAATGCTTTTGGTAGTTGAGTTATGTATGCATTTACTAATGAGATGTGAAAGTTATCAACTGGTATTGTGTCATCAGTTTGATTATGAGCATCCGCCGCCATATTATATAATGTATTAGAAACATTATCATTTATATTTCTATCTGAAAAAATAACGAAGTCCTCAAAGTGTACTGGATTAATTGGTACTTTAAATTCATTACAATCGTTAAATCTTAAAACTTTTTCTAATCTATTTGCTTCATCATCTAAATCAATTCCTTCAACATCATCAAAATCAAAATAAAATTCAGCCTGTTCATCATTTTCATTAAATTGTTGAGTTTGTTTTAACCCTTCACTTGGATTACCGCAATTAGAACATAATTTACTTAATAATCTGTTTAAATCGTTTAATCCAATATCAAATAAAGGTGGTTCAGAGCCGTCGCCTTTGGTTACCATTAACATTGCCATACTGACAACAGAATTGTAATCTGTAAATTGAATATTGCTATAATAGTCACTTATAAATTCTTTAATTTGTGTTGGGGTATTTGGATTTAAACCCTGTAATCCGCTGACTTCAAATTGTTGTAAATCGCTATCCCAATCTAATTTAAAAAGTACTTTTCCATCTTTGGTTGTGATTGTTTGTTGAGCACCAGAAAAACCACTATATAAAATTCTATTCATTTTAATAGAATCTGGAGCGGCAGTTAAACTCTCATATAAAATTAATCCTGAGTTAGATGATGGATCAACAGTTAAAATATTTAAAAAATCAAATTCGGTAGGAGATATGGTTACCGTGTCTCCAGTAAACGATTTATTATCGCCGCAAATCCCATTACCCGCAAATAAAACTTGAGAAACACTATCCATTACAATACTTTTAGCGCTCTTAACTGTTTCTTCTGCGGATTCTTCTGCTATTTGTCTTAATCTTTGTTTCGTAGAAGCCTTTTCTTTTATTTCAATATTTGGCTTCTTGTCGGTTGGTGATTTTTTAGATTTTGTACTTGGTGGCTTAGCGGTATTCAAAAACCCTTCAACGGTGTCAATTAATTCAGAAAAAACATCAATTTTTATTTCTTTGTTTATCTGTATTTTTTTTAAAAAACTATCTAAGTTTTTTGCGCCGAATGGTTTTAATGACGATAATTTGTCTTTTTGTGAATCTATAAAATTAGAAGAGTCATTAATATTTTTAATAACATCTATTTGTGATTTTATATCTTTTTTTTGTTCATTAAAAGTTGCCATTATAATTGATACTTCTCTTTTTTACCGTCATCGGTATCATTAACTAATTTATCTAATAATTCCCTATCTTCATCTGAAAGTGTAAGTTGTCCTTGAAATCCGCCTTTAGTTGTTCCGGTGGTTTGTTTTAATAAAACACTTTGTAATTTAACTAACGAAATTTTCTTTTCAGTACAATCGTTTAATATCTTTTGTTGTTCTTTAATAACAGGACCAATGGTACTCATATCCTCAGCGTCTTTCATAAAAGACATCATTTTTCTAAGGATTTGAGATGCGGTATTTCTATTCTCAACCACATCGTTATATATTTCCTGCATCAAAGCTAAGGCTGAATCAACCTCCAGTGTGATATTGTTTCTTTGCGTTCTCATATCAATAAATAGATTTATTCTAAAAATCCGACTAAAATTCCATTATACATCTTTTTATAGCGTTTTAACGAAATTCGGATTTCTTTTGTTGATAGCGAAGTCATTTCTCTTAATGATAATAATATTAAATTTTTATTGAATTTATTACCGTCTCCAACTTGAAAAATTTTGTCTATGTTTGAAAATATCTCCAAAAGAGCATAACCTAATTTTTGTTCATTTTCACTTAAAACTTCCTTCTCCATGAAGTCTTCTAAACTAATTGTGAGTTTAATAATAACATCTCTATAATCAATAATATGTTCATCTATAACATATGATAAATCCTTTCTATCTTCAATATCGGAAGAAATGTCATCATAAGAAACTTGTCTATTCTGTTCTTTAGCGTCTTTCTGTATCGCACCCATGAGGTAATTTTTACAGATAGTACCAAAATAAGAATAAGCTTTAGTATTTTTAGTATGATCAAACTTGCTGATTTTTGTTATTAAAAAAGACATAGTATCAGTATGAATTTCTTCAAATTCCATATCTTTTCGATAAAGCTTGTAACGGCGAATTATCGATTCAACCATTGTAATTAGGGGTTCTCTTAAATATTCGTTGAATATCTTGTTTCTTTCTGTTTCATCAGTACTTTCTAAGTAATTGACTACCGCCTTCTCTTGATCCTCCCCAAAATATATTTTTTGGGTTCTTTTTCTTGGCATTAAGCTTCTGTATAAGTTACATCTCGTTTATTTTTGAAGAAGAATTCTTTTTTAGCTGTTTCCATCCAAAATTTTACTTCTTTTTCTGTTAGGAGAGTTTTTTCGTCATTTTTATAATTCCAGAATAAAGAATTTTCTCTGAAGTTTACGTGTTGGTAACCAACGCGCGGAACTGTCATAACTTTAACACCATTATGTGTCATTCTTAAAAAGAATTCATAGGTGAATGTTAATTGTATATTTTCTTTAAAGCTACCATTTTCTTTAATAACATTGGTTCTAAATAAACCACCGCTTGTTTGGTAGTTTTGGAATTCAAGTAATATTTCATTGTCGATATATCCTTGCATTTCCGAAAACCCATAAGCCCAAGCCGATTCGTTAGTGAAGCTAGTAAATTTACCTTCAGAATTAACGTCTTTCACTATTGGTAGAAAAATATCAACGTCAGGATAAATTTTAACATATTCTGAAATAGATTTTAACCAAATTGGTTTATAAACGTCATCTATTTCAAAAATACTAAACCACTCAGTTTCACATTTTTCAATACCTAAATTTATTTGCGAACAGAAATCAGTTTTCCCTTTATTTTCAATTACTTTATATTCGATAACATTAGTATCCAATGATAATTCGGAAGCAACTGATGGTGGACAAACGACAGATAATGTGACATCGTTGTGAAAATCTTTAATTGATTCAATTGCATTTTTCAACATCTCTTTATAGTCACCATCTAATGTGTGAATTGGTAAAATTATTGTGATGTTTTTCATATTGTTTCTTCTTGTTTTAATTTAGTTAAAGCAGATTCAATCGATTCTACTCTTTTATTTTTTAAAGATTGGAAAATTGATAAGATATTATTTTTGGTAATCTCACCGTCATATGGTAATAAGGTATCCTTCATTTTATCTTTAACTTCATCAGTTAATTCAATGCCATCAATCCAAGCTAAAATATATGTACCTAATAACTCAACTAATTTATTTTCATCATATGTCCACATTCCATTTTCAGTTAACCAATCTGGCTCAGTCTTTGGTATTTTACCTACTACAGGCACACCACATTTCATAGATTCCAATGGAAAGGTACCAAAAGTGCTATCGTCGTCAACCCATACCGAAACCATACATTCTTTTAAACTTGTAGCAAATTCGTCATATGACATTTGTACCATATCTCTAAAAGTAATCCAACGTAAGTGTGGGTATTTAATGTAGAATTCAGAAATTAACTTCCTGTGAATACTTCTATCTCTACAACTGATTGCCACATATGGTTTTAATGGTAAATTAATTGGTTTGAAATTATCCTCAATAATTGGTGGAATTATGTAAACTAAACTTTCTGGAAAATAATCTAAGATATATTTTTTTGTTGCCTCTGTTGTGGTAATTACTCTATCAAAACCATAATCAATCCACTTACTACCAATTGGTAAAGTCTCAAAAATAAACTCTTTTTGTTGTACTAACATTACTTTGATGCATCTTACGTTTGAGAGTTGTTGTAATGCGTTAGAATAATATTCAGGTACCACTAAGATGTCATCAATAGATAGTTCTAACTTATCGTCTTTTATAGATAAGACTTCAAGTTCTTTGTACTTGTCATCTAACCAACTTTCAACACCAGTATAAGTTTTATCTTCTACAACAATTTTAGAAGGTGTACCGTTTTGATTTAACGTTAACGCTAAATCGTAGATATATTTTATTGACGCTCTAGCGTTTCCCTTAGTGTCGTAAACTAAAAAGTATGCTTTACTTTCGTTCGTTTTAATTCTGCCTAACGCGGCTTCTAGTTTTTCAATGTTTTGTTGATTACTCATCGTCTTCTATTAATATTTGATTTTTTATTAAAGTGTTAAATGCAATTTTAAATGATGTTGTTGTTGTATTTTCGGCAAATGCACCTAATTCCTCATCAACATCTTGAAAATCAGCTAATACTCTATCTAAACACATTTTTATTATTTCATATTTAAAGATGTTTACTTCTGTAACATCTTCACCATCCTCATCTTTTATATTTTTTCCTGTTCTACACTTTTCTGTGACTCCGTCAAGGTCGATGTAGTAGGATTTTCCAAAGATTTCAACCATAATTCTTGTATTTCATTTAATTTAGTTATTTCTTTACCGTAAGTAAAGTATTGATTGTAAGTCGTTTGAAATTTTACACCGATTTTAGTATTTGGTGCAGAGTCTAAAACGCTTTTGTTGTCAGTAACCCAAATATCACATTGATTCCAAAGCTCATCTAAATTTGATGTTTTTGAAAATTTAATATTGTTACCTAAAAAACCATTTTTTGATAGAAAGAATAGTGTGGCGGGTTTTGCTTTACCTAATTCGTCTAAACCAATTAAAGTAAAATTATGTTGCGGGTTTTCGTAGATTAATTTATGTAAATCCGTAAATGTCGTTGAATAACTTAATCCTGCATGTCCAAAAATTTCAATTGGGTATTCAATAAATAAAAAATTTTCAAATTCTTCTTTAGATTGAAATTTGTATGAATTAAATAAATTATCATTTTGAATTGGTTCTACTACCCCATATTCAAAATTATTGTCTTCTTCAAATGTGACGTCATCAGCTAAATAAGCTTCATTATAATGATAGTCAAATTTTTGAATTGTATTTCTAATAACACCATCTATACTTAAATAAATTTCCATATTGAAAATATAACAATAGAAAACTCATAAGTAAATGCTAATCATACCTATTCAATATTTCCCCGATGATTGGGTTTCTAACAATATCTTGCATCCCAAATTCAAAAATACCAATTCCTTTAACGTCTTCTAATCTTTTTTTTGCATCATATAAACCAGATTTTGTTTTATCTCTGAATTTATCTGATTGCTCAAGATCACCCGAAATAAAGAATTTAGAGTTAAAACCAATACGAGTTAATAATAACTTAATCTGTGATGGTGTGGCATTTTGTGCTTCTTCAAAAACAAGAATAGTGTTATCAACGTTCCAACCTCTCATATATGCAAGTGCAGCAACCTCAATATAACCTTGCTCTTTTAATTCCTCACGAGCCTCTTTACCAATAATCTTATTTAAAAGATAATATGATGGGTAGATATATGGGTCCAATTTTTCTTCTAAACCTCCTGGAAGTGAGCCTAATTTCTCCTCAGCTTCAACCGCAGGTCTAACAATGATTATCTTCTCATACTTGTTAGAATCGTCATATAATAGATCTATAGCACGCTTCATTGCTATGTAGGATTTACCTACACCCGCAGGTCCGAAACATAAGGTAATTTGATTTTCTCCAAGAATGTTCCAATAGGTTTCTTGGTTTTTGGTGAGAAACTTTTCTTTAGGACGTTTGATAATTTGTCTAATCCTATCTTTATGTGATGTTTTTTTCTCTTCTACTAATACAGGTGGTTGGTTAGTTGTTTTGGTTCTAGTTTTATATGCCAAAATTATTAGTTTTAATTGTTCCGTTTATTGTTTATAAATATCATCATTTACCAGTACTTCCAAAACCACCCTCGCCTCTTTCTGTATTTGACAATTCAGGAACCTCAGTCATATATATCGTTGGGTATGGTAAAATAACGATTTGGGCGCCCCTTTCCCCTACTTTATACTTAATTGAGTCTAATCCATTAGTTTTCTTAAATGTGGCTTGTAATTCGCCTCTATACCCGCTATCGATGACGCCAACGCAATTAGATAGAATTAAATCTTGGTTTCTAATTGACGATCTTGGAAATATTAAACCGACAAACCCTTTTGGGATTTCCATGGCAATACCAAAACCATACGATACACTAAAAGTTGTATTTTCAATTTCTCTTGTTATTGTTAAATCCATTCCAGCATCTCCGACTTTTGAATACGTCGGTATCACAGCATTTGAATCTAATTTTTTAACTTTAACCAATACTCCCTCACTAACAACACCACTTTGTGAGTTAGTTGCGGCGTTAGCTTTTTGCGCTTCGGTTAAATCTTCAGATAAATCAGATAAAACACTATCGATTTTTTTAGTAAAATCAATATCAAAATCTTCCTCTGAAGATAGATTTTCCTCAATATCTTTTAATTTTTTTAAATAATCCTCAATTTGATTTCTGTCCATTTTCTTTTTTTTCTAATATCCATTTATCTAATGCCTTGATTCTTCTTTTTAAATCCTCATCTTGAGGTCTTAAACAAATTTCAACAAATAAATCTGTAATTCTAATTAATTCTTGTAAAGTAACAGTAACACCAATTGAACTTACATATTCTAAAGCCATCTTACTTTGCGATTGACGCATAATTTGTATTTCACGACTATAGAATTCCATTCAATTGGTGTTTTAATTATTTACCTTTATAATACTCGGGAGTATTTTTCGAATCAATGATACACTCAATTTGCATCTTTGCAACTGAAATGCTTTCACTTGAACGAGTATCACCTGCTCTGTATTTTGATGCAACGATTGTTGCTTCCTCGACTGTTTCCGCTTCAATTACGTACTTTAATTTTTGAAGGCGAGGATTTCCTGCTCTGTCCATTTGTTCGGTTTCATAACCGATTGTAACTAAATAATGCATGTTGTTTCTATTTTATTATTGATTTAAAAAATTCTACTCTATCTTGACAAACTTTTTTAAGTGAATATTTGTCTTTAACCGTTTCATACAAACGTTCACCTAAATCTTGAACCATATTAGGATTTTCAATTAATCGTTTCATATGCTTTGCCCAATCTTTGTGATTTCTTTTGGGGTTAACTAATAACGCATTTCCTTTACTGTTTAATTTACCGTCGTCAATTGCCGATATTAAATCTAACGTATACGGATCAGCCTCGCTTGCAATAATAGCCTTTTTATGAAATCCCGCTTCAATCACTTTTAATTGTGATTTATTACCATTAAATAATGAATCAACTAAAGGTGCTAATGAAACATCAAAAGTATTATAGTTTGTTGCGTATGAATTGATTTCTTTTGTCCATCTTCTTCTATATGGTTCATTTTCATCATCATACGGCGTTTCTGCAAAGGTAAAAAGATGGTTTTTATATTTTTCGGTTAAGACTTTATAATTATCGGTAAAATATTGTTCATATTTATACCAAACGGTTTCCAATGGTTTTATTGGTCTTTGCCTTTGTTCATTTTTTTCATTTATTTCAGTAACAGTACCTCTTAAATCAAACCCACATAAAACAAATTGAACTTTATCTTTAAATGAATTATATATTGTAGAAATACCTGAAGACATTAATTCAATATCATGCGCGTGAGATGAACCACCTAACCAACCAAACCTAACTTTATTTGACGGGGTTGGGGCTACCTTAAATTGTGATTCTGTTTCATCAACAGCATTAGGAAAAACAATAACGTTTTTAACGTTTAATCTTTCTTTAATTGTTTTTGCAAAAATAGGAGTTGTTGTTGTAACGTAATCAACCATTTTTAACATTTCACATTTCATATCACCAATCTTCGAATTTTTAATTTGGTGATACATCGGATGTCTTTGATCAACAAACCATAAGTCGTCAATGTCCATAATTACTTTAATACCCTTTGATTGTAACCATTTGATACGACTAACGTTTTGTTCTTGATTTGTTTGATGTATAAATGTGTGAAATATAACTATGTTATAATCTTTAAAATATTCATCATTATTATCTGCATTGAAAGATATATCAACATGAATTTCATCTTGGTATTTGTCCCCAATAAATGTATACGGATCCATCATCCTAAACTTACCCACTCCATGTTTATCCGATGGTATTGCTAAAATCTTAATTTTTGACATTATAAACTTTTATGTATTAAAATATACAAAAAAGATTTAAGAAAACAAAATTATTAAGTAAACATTAATAAATTTATGTGTGTTTATTAATAAAGGCGTCAATGTCTGTTGACCACATATTGCGATATTCTGATATAATTTTTTGCTCACTCCAATCCCACCATTTGATAGCTAATAACTTTTCGATTTGCGTTTCTGTGAATCTATATTTAATTATTTTTCCTGGATTACCAACTACAATAGCATAAGGTGGAACGTCTTTTGTTACAGTTGCAGTTGCACCAATAACAGCACCATTACCAATTTTAATGCCGGACATTATTGTTGACTTTGCACCAATCCAAACATCGTTTTCGATAATAATATCACCTTTACAAGACGGATGTCCCATATCAAACATCATATTTTCGATGTCTTTATTTACAGGTCCAAGAAGCATGGAACTTGTTGTTACCCAATCAGGGCGATGATTTGCATGTAAAAAAAAATTACAATCTCTACCTATCGAATTGTATTTTCCTAAATGTATATGATATTCGTCACTCCAAGATATTATGTTAACGTTCCTATCAAAATAGGTACCTCTATCTGAGTGCCATAGATGGATATTTTCCGCCATAAACTATTTTGCTTTGTTTACACCTGTAATTTTTCCTTTAAAGATTGAATCACCAACTTTTAATACTAAATTTTCATTAATAGATGCGGTTGTTGATGCTGATAAAATTTGCGTTAATTTTTCATCCATAACTTTTCTAACGGCATTTTCAATTAAAACAGCCATTGCATTCATATCAACATTAGATTGTGATTGTTGTTTTGAAAATGGTGTAACACCTTGTTTTTTTGTTCCAACCCCTTCTTGTTCCATTAAACGTTTTGCTCCTTTAATAAAATCCATATCAAGTGTATCGTTTAGTGAAATTTGTGGTATTGGATTTTCTATCATAGCTCTTTTAATAGCATCTGGTAATTTAGAATTATTAATCCTATCGGGAGTAGCAACACCCATTTGTTTAGTAACGTTACTTGGTTGTTTTGTTTGTTCACCCATCAACTCATCGGGAGATGAAAATAAAATATTTTCGTCAATATTTCCTCTTTCATAATTTCCACCATCAACTTTATTCATAACTTTTTTAGCTTGAACTAGTCTTTTCATTAAATCATTTTGAGATATAACTCCATTTCCTTGTGACATATTAATAAATATTTTCTTTTTAAATTATAACTATTTTTATAACAACATTAAACGCTTAATTCTTTTAATACTTTCTTTTAATGTTTCATCTTCCTCTTCTTCAGGATTTTCTGTTGAAGGTTCTTCGGGATTAACTGAAGGTTTTTGTGTTGGCTTTGGCTGAGGTAAGTTTTGTTTTTGTACCTCTGCGCTCTTTTCTACAGGTGGTGGTGTAGTTTGTGTTGTCGGTTTCACAATAGGTTCAATTGGCTCATTAGTTGGTTCTGCGGTTGGTTCTGCGGTTGGTTCTGCGGTTGGTTGAGTTTGTGGCTCCGCCAATGGTGGTTGAACTTCCGGTGTAGTTGGTTCAACAGGTGCGGCTTGCGGTTCAACCTCTGGTTTTGGCTCAATCTTCGGTTCAACTTTAGTCCTACTAATTTTTTTATCTTTAAGTTTTGCACCCCAATCCGATTTCGCATATATTGTTGTCATTGAATCATCGCCATTCTCTACATAATCTTCTCTTTTTATATTGAATTGTTCATCTGAATGAAAAACAATATTTTTCATTCGACTAAGAATGTATGTTCTCCAGTGAGTACCCTCAAAACCCTTTTTACTAACTGATGGTGGATTTACATACGCTCTTAAAACCATTTTACCTTTCTTGTTCACACCAAAAGTTACACCCTCGACTTTTTTTCTTTTACCCGATTTAACACTATCCCTACCTTTTCTTGGGCCGTAATAATCAAATGAAATAGGATTCCTATTGGTAACGGCATTAACAAATGCTTTTACGTTAGTTGTCCTAAGAAGAAGTGGCGTTAAATCCCTTTCTTTTTCTAATAATATGTCCTCAAATCTAATCATTATTCAAAATCGGGATATTTTTTGTTTGCATTATATGTGTTAATTGCAATTTTTTGTTTTCTAAGTTTTACATCTTCTGGTGTAACTTGAATTTTATCATCGGGTTGATTTGCTCTTTCACCTGAGTTATAACTATTTTTTAGGTTAAACTCATTCATTGCAATCTGTTGATTTCTAATATTAATATCTTGTGGTGTGACTGCGATTTTATCTTCAGCCTCATTTAATTTTTCTTCGCTATTATACCCTCTATGTAGTGCGTATTTATTAATTTTTAATCCGTCTATTCTTGTTTGAATATCGATTGGAGTAACCTGAATGTCCTTTTCGTTTTGTGATAATTTTTCATTTAAACCATATGGTTTACTACTTGAAAACTCATTAGCAGCTATCTCTTGGTTTCGAATATTAATATCTAATGGTGTTACTGCAATCTTATCTTCAGGCTCATTTAATTTTTCCTCAGAGCTATAACCTTTATTTTCTGTGTATTGGTTTGTACTTAATCCAATCGGTCTATACTGATTACCTAAAACTTCTAAGGGTGATAATTTACTTTGTCCTGTGTTATAACTTGTGTCCATATTAGTAATTAATTAATTTTTTAAATTTTTCTATCTCTTCGAATAATTTCATAGAACTTAATGCGGATGCTGTTGATTTAAAAGAATTTGGTTTTATCATGTTTAATGGTGGTAACCAATCTGGTTTCTTTCTATGCTTCTTTAAATAGCTATTTTTTCTTTCCCCGGTTATTCCCCCTATTTCATCCGCGTTTTTTCTACCTTCTTTTCTGTTGCTAATAATATCTCTTTCACCATCTAAAAATTTCTTACCCCACATTAACATTAAATCCCCACCCGCTAAATCGTACTTAACCAAATCTAAACCCTTGTCTATATTTTGTAAATCGTGGATAATTCTTTTTAATTGTCCATATTTTACTTTTTTATCCGCTAATAGTTTTTTTGCTCTTTGTAGCCCATGCATATGCACCCCATTAAGTCCAACCACAGCATGATTAATCTTGTTCAAAACATCATAAGGAATGTCAAAAATTCTAAGTTTTAATTCTTTATTCATTTTCTTTTTCTAAATGACTCTTAATATCATCTAAAGTTAACCCGTGACTTTTCATTGTCTTATTTAATGATGTTAGTTGTCTTTTAACGATTTCACCGACTTCTTTTGGTTCAGATAATGGTTTTTCCTTTTCTAAAACATCATTTTGTTTTGATTTATTTTTAATAATACTTTCAAGATATTCTTCCATGAATTTTTTAGGATTTTCAACTAATCTTACCATTGGTTCAGGTAAATTTTCGTCATATCCCATTTTTTCCAATCTTTCTTCCGCCTCATCGTCATCAAGTCCTAAGTGTTTTTCCATATATTTTTCAGCCTTTTTATATGGGGTATTTTTTAAAATTGTTTCTTCAGCTCCTAAAGCACCATCTAACGCAACCTCAATTAATTTACGTTTAGTTAGTCCATTTTCCTGTAAACTTGAAATTATCGGGGTTACCAAACCGCCCGTTCCATTGTATCTACCAACGTTACCTCTACTTGCTTTAACCACATCGTCAGTTGTCCAATCAGATGTAACTCCCTTCGTATTAAAATTAGTGGGTTTCTTACCTCTTGCGATATTACCCTCGCTATCCACGATTTCGTCTACATCTTCTTCTTTTTCTACTTTATCTGGTATTTTTTCATAATCTGTCTTGTCTGAAAATTCTTTAGCCCATTTACTCCATTTCTTACCTTTTTTACCGCCTTTTCCCGCTTGTGCGTAGAAATAGCGTTGTTGCGCTTTGGACGCAAATTTCTCTTCAATTACTCCTTTTATAAAATTATTCATGTAAATACACTTTTATATAAATATCAAATGTTATGAAAGATATTTATTAAAACATGGCGAACCAAAATATTTTAAATTATTACGGGTCTAAACTGGATTTAAAGGTAGATTATTCGGAATTATACGATTTTGAGATTTCAAAAACTCAAGACGACTTTGATGCTCAAGTTTTAGATTTCACAACACCAATAACATACAGTGGGTTAACTATTGACTCATCTTGTTTGACAACGGGATTAACAACTCCGTTTGAGGTATTGGTTAATGAACCATATACCGGAGGGACTTGTGACTTTAAGGTTCGTAGAAGAACAGAGAAGGGTTGGACGTTAGATTTTGTGTTTAGTGGGGATACCGCAGATACAACTTTTTATTTTTTAGGGGTTGAGGATGATTTAATTGACACAAATTACGCTGATAATAATTTATTTTTTACATTTACATCTGATAATAGGATAAATTGGGCGGCGTTTCATTATTCGGGATTTTGTCAAACAACAGGTTATACTGAGACATATTATATAGCATCGGGACAAACCGAACCATTATGTTTAAACGGAACATCATCTGATTTTAATATAACAATCACATTTGATAGATATAAACATTATGAAAATTGTGACGTTGAGAACCAAGGTGGGTTTAATGATTTGATTTTAGGACCGCACGCAGTTCCTTATTCAGATTTGGTTGTTAGTGCTGTAACCTCAACGCAAATTGTTTCGGGATACACAATTACTAATGATTTTAAAAATTGGATAACAGGAGAAACAATAACATATGAATATGTTGAATCGCTAAATAAAAAATGGGCGGATGAAAAAGATAGAAGATTAGGAACGTTAAAAATCTATCATAATGGTAATCCAATATATAAAACCGAACGTTTTGAAGAGATTATTCCATCACCTAGACAATCTGAAAACAAAATGGTTCAGATTTGGGGAAGCCCTTCAACTAATTATGTCACTAAAAAAATAAAGTACTTTGAAGAGCCGTTGGATTTTGTACATGTAAAACATCATCACATAACTGAAATTGTACCGAATTTTAATATTAATGATTGTATAACCCCTTGTGTTGAAGCTTTAAGATCAATTTCGGTTACATCGACGCCAACGGTTACACCAACTAGTTCGGTTACACCAACTAATACGCCAACGGTTACACCGACAATAACATTAACCCCAACAATAACGGTTACACCTACCACATCATATTGTTATAGATACACATCTACAAATAACCCAACAATAAATTTAACGCAATTTAATTTAGGCGCGAATAGTTTAGATATTAGTTATAGAGATTTTTATGGTAGACAATATGATTTTAGTCGACTGGTAGAGAATAATGTAATTTATTTTACCGATTTAATTACTCAAGCGAGTTATGGTTCGTTCACTGTTAATTCGGGAGGTGTGGTTGATAATGGGGCTTATTGGACAATAAGTGGAAATTTTCTTGGGGACTTAAGTGCTAATCCAAGTATTAATTTTAATGTATGTTTTATTACTACAACATTAACACCAACTCCAAGTGTTACTCCAACATTTACAATAACACCAAGCGTAACACCAACCAATACAATTACGCCGACGCGTACCCCAACACCCACACTAACATCGACTAACACACCAACAATAACACCAACTAATACTATAACATCTACACCTACAGTAACACCCACAAAATCAGTTACGCCGACACATACACCAACTAAAACTATTACTCCAACACCTACGTTAACGTCAACTAACACACCAACAATAACACTAACATCTAGTGTTACAGCGACACGTACACCAACACCAAGTGTTACCGCAACCGTTTCAGTAACTCCAACACCAACTCAAACTATAACTTCAAGTGTTACACCAACATCAAGCGTAACTCCAACTATTACACCTACCGAAACTGTTACACCAACGGTAACTGTAACACCAACTAATACCGTGACACCTACGGTGACAGAAACCCCTACGCAAACACCAACAAATACCGTTACGCCAACTAACACTGTTACACCAACAGAAACGCCGACTAATACACCAACACCAACAGAGACACCAACAAATACACCAACACCAAGTACAACACCAACAAGCTTAGAAGTAACACAATTATTAACAAATTCTGATTTTGATTCGGGAACAACCGGATGGTCTGCGTCTGGTGGATTTGGGACATATTCATTTACTTCATCAAATCAAATTGCGGTTTTAAATGGTGTCTTATATTTCACATATGTAAGTAGAACTGTTAGTCAATCTGTTAATGTGAGTAGTTATATTTCTGCTGCGAATGATTTTAGCGGTATAATTAATATTAAACGTGAAGAGAATGGTCCAAATAATAACGATACCTACAATTTTACATTATTATTTAAAAACGCCGCGGGAACAACAATTGCAACAAAAACAACAGGATCAAGTATTGCTCCTTTAAATTATACAGACATAACTTTAACCTTAAATAGAAGCGAAATACCTGCAACATTTGA